TTTATTCAGCTGCCTCATCGTCCATATGCATATCGTTTGTTATAAACATCGCATCCCCGATGTGGGCGGCGTGTTTCTATTTCACTACTTCTGTATCGTTACATTGTGGCTTCTTCTACCTGTTATAATATACCAGTCTTTATACCGGTTGGCAAGCTATTAGTTTTCTTTTTCTTCTACTGGTACATACAGCTCGCTTGTTCCGCCCAGAACTTCCTCCTCAATTTCTTCCTTTAATCACAACCTCCATGGCGTATGAGATTCCTCTTGCATACCCTTTTGCTTCATCGAATTGCAATATATTCTCTCTGGAGCATCTGTCTCTTTCTCTGTCCGCCAGATCCAGCTCTTTTTTTTAATGTCTCAAGCACCCTTTCTTCATAAAAGGCTGTCGGTTGCTCCTCGATTTCCATGATGGTGGAAACTGCTATATCATCAACTTCTACCATCCGCGGTTCCTCTATGCACGCTTTAGGATTTAACCATTTTGCTATGTCGTTTTTCAACTTATCCGCATCAATTAGTCTCATATCCGTCTCCTTCCCTACCAGTTTGCAGACATTCCGTACTTTTTGAGCATTCTACGGTTATAACCATTAGTGCCCCCCCGCTTGTGACATAGGCAGTCTTGCGATTGTTCAGCTTTACATCTACCGGATTGCCACAATGCAAACAATTATACACATATATCGAAGTCTACAAATTTGTCTTGTAACGATACTCCGCACCGCACTTGCAGTGAAGATACAACGGGCGCAGTTTTTCCAGATGTGTCTCATGTCCGCATTCGCATTTGTAGGATGTCAGCTCGTTTTTCGTGCAAAATCCTTTAACCTTCCCACACTTTTCGCATTTTATGAGCAGGAATCCACTGTATCCTTCCTGGGTTTCCCCGTCTTTGTATTCGTATGGTTCTGCCACTTCCATATCAGCCGGTTTCTTTTTTCTCCATGATGAGCCGAAAATATTATCCACCCTGGACTGTCTCTGTCTTTCAATATACTCTCTGACAGATTCTTCTGGCTTTTCTGCTTCTGATTCCTCTGCTTTTGTTTCTGGCTGTCCTTTGCCGGCATCCCGTTCTTCTTCCAAACTGTTCTTTGCCTGTTTTGATGCTTCTTTCAACACGTCCCATACACTTTCCTCTGGCATCTGGAATATATTTTCTCCAAATCCACTAATAATCTTCACTTCCATTACTTTCTTTCCTTTCTCCCATTAAATTTCCCCTGCACGTTTTCTTGCGTTGCCGCATCCCTGCAGAACGGCTCCGAACAGTTGGAACCCATAAATAAATCCCTGCATCTCAGATTCTATTGCCACATCATACACCGCAGATGTTATTGCCGTATCTGCCTTTGCGCCTGGAACCTGTGCTTCCATAACCGCTCTCAGACGTTCGTATGCCTGTGTCAGTTCCGGAATCTCCCGGTTTTCGCCCTTCGGACCGGTAATAAACTGATTGAACAGTTCCCGGACGTCCTTATATCCGTTCTCCGCATCCTCTACCAGTTTCTGACCGCTTACCCGGCAACGAAGCTCTTTTTCCATCTTCTCAATGCCGGTCTTCTTTTTCCCGTAGCATCTATCTCTTTTCATTCTCGTCAGATAGAGCTTGCAGGCTTTTTCAGTCAGTTCCCACATCGGGTACTCCTGGTGTCTTGCCTTGAACTGTGCCATTTTGAACTCTGTCTGCTCCATCGGTTCCAACTCCACGATAAGCTGTGCGATTCTGCGATATGTAACCGAGTGATATTCCTGGAACATATCCGCCACCTCCCGGCTTGTCATGATGGTTTTTCCAACCTCTACCGGCTTCTCTTCCTCACATACATCCACCACTGCCATCTGTGAGATAATCTTCTTTACATCATCCATCAATTCTACGATCTGCTCACTTCTCTTCATAACCTGCCAGCTCCTTTCTTCAAAGCACATAATGTACAACACGCTCCGTCGAGATTGCTATGGTAAATCACGCCTGCATCCTCCGGTCTTTTCCAGCAAAGTGCTCCACATACCGGGCAACGCACCTTTTCCCATCCTTCTTTTCCTTCCGGCGCACTGGCTAACAACGGCATACACAGCCAACCGCCTCTGTCCGATTCTTTCCTTGGTTCAATCTTCGTACCGCTTCCCCCCTATCTCATCCAATAATTTTTTCAGCTCTTTTACAACCGGATGCCAGCTTCTGGTTCCTCTCACTCTCCGGTACACATCCGCCAGAACTGCATCGCCGCCAGGAACAAAGACTTCCATTCTGGCCTGTGTCATTCTCATATCATGGAACCCATCTGTAAATCTAAGCTCGCCTCTGTCTTCGTATAAAACTACTCTCTTTGCTCCCAGGCGGCCCCAGTCTTTGACATTTACTGTCCGTCCTTCTCTATTCATCACACATCTTCCTCCTTCGCAAATTTGCTGTTGAGGCTTTCCATGATTGCCTCCAGTCTCTTCGCTCCGATTCCCGGCGTCTCACTGATTGCTTTCTGCACTTCCGTAATATCAATCCCCGGGACTGACCGCCTGCCCTCCTCATACGCTGTCTGGTACAGATTCTTGCAGAAGTTCTCAAACTGCTGCCGGTCCATCTTCTTCACTCTTTTATAATCTTCTCTCCGGAGCATATAGCCTGCTCCGGATTTCATATTTCTTGACTTATTCATGATCTCTGCCTCCCTACTTCGCCAGCTTCTTCATTGCCTTAAAGAATTTCTTCATGCTCTTCATAAACTTTTTCATGCTCCACACCTCCTAGAATCACTGACAAACCGCTATATTTTTGTACTGCTCAACATCCATGTTTTCTCCTGCAAAGCAGTGTCCTCTATACTCCCACATTCCTTTTCCGACCTTTAAAAATGTGGCGTATGTTTCCGAATACCGCTTCGTTTTCGGATTCACTGCTGTACTATGTGGTTCTCCCACCTGGAAATATCCCATTTTCATCGTTCTGGGTGGCAGGATATTCAAAAAGTAGTCAGCTACTCCTTCATCCACCACTTCTCCCGGCTTACAATATTCATCCCAACTTCCGCAGTCGCTCTTGCACCAACCATCAATCGTTTTCAGTTCCATCTTTAATGCCCTTTCCCTTCCTCACTTTTACTGAGTAATCCTGTTTTTTTCTAAAATATCTGCCGCAGGCAAGGCTCTTATCTTTCTCATAATGTCTAACAATGTTCCATAATTCTTGGGAATACCATCATCACACTTAATATCTTCAATGAGTTTCAGCACATCTCGCCTGCGGATTAAATCGTTCTCTGCAACATTCCCTTCCTTCTCTGCATTCTGCTTTTGAGGTAATACAAACTTGATATAATAACCTGCGTAACCATATTTTCTTACAAGTTTGCATCTTTCCTTTTCTCTGACTCTCGGTCTATTGTTCATTAGCACCCTTCTCTCTTTCTAATCTCCGAAGACGCTTTATCCAGTGCCTTCAACAATCTCGGAGATGCCGCAACCTCTTCCCAGGTCAGCCCCAGGCTATCCAATGTGTCTTCAAAATCTCCGGTATATCCATACTCGTGATTATCCAGTTCATACTTGAACATCTGGTAAAGAAAGCCGGTTCCGTCTTCGTCAGCCGCCTTTGCTGCCTCCATCTCGACGTTGTGCCGGTCCAACACCTCATGGAAATGCTCGTGATCTTTCTTCTGGATGAATCCGCCGCCCGGAACCCGGTAAATCTTATCCAGGTCCTTCTCCGGGTCAAGTCCCCATTTCTCCATCATTTCATCAAACTGCTTATCCGAAAACGCAAATCCCAACGGCAGCTCATTGAACTCTTTTTGCTGTCTGTCTCTCAACTCTCTGTAGCTCTCCATCTTATCTTCCCTCCTCAAACTCAGCCATCTTACTTCTGTCAAATTTCATTGCCGGATATTCGCAGTAACCGCTTCTCCGGGTACGCCCGGTTCTCTCTGCAAATCCGTTTTCTTCCAACAGTTCTACCGCCCAAGGGCAGTTATTGGTGTCAACATACGCCTCATCTTCTGCCAGCGAACGGTCGCACAGGCAGGTGGTTACTCTTGCAATAGGACCATCCCATCTGTTATAAATTTCAACAGCAATGCTATTGTCTTCCACATACTTGCCGACTCTTAACTTACAATCCTTATATTCTGAATACTCTGTCTTAACATTCAAACTTGCCATATCAGTTCTCCTCTCTTCCCATTTCCTGGGATAACTGTTTTCTGATTTCCAACTCCGGTGCATCTTCTCTTTTTAATCTGCTCAGACACATTCCACTGTCATGTACCGTAAAATGAATATAACCTTCTGCACTCAATGTAATGCTTACCAGCTTCTCTGCCGTTCCATGCTGGCCTGCAATCTCCGTCAGCTTATCCAGTACCGGCATTACTTCCCTGCTCAGTTCCGCAAACTCTGCCTGTCTCACTTCATTTCCTCCTTTACTCTGACGAACATATCAAAATCCTCGCACATATCACACTCACTGCTACTCAAAATATTCTGGCAAACCTGGCACTTCGGGTCCAACCGTTTGTAATAATCCAGATGATTCTTTTTCAAGTCCTCAATCGTGAGCAGTGCCACTTTTCTATCCTGCATACTTTACTCCTTCCGCTCTTTTCTATCCTGCTTTGTTTTTAACAATTCCTCATTCTGTTCTGCATACGAATAGTAGCTATCTTTTCCAATTATCACATGGTCTACAACCGGTATTCCGAGTAGTCCTCCTGCTTCTACCAGCCTTTTCGTCAGCGAATCGTCTTCTGATGATGGCGTGCAGATTCCGCTTGGATGATTATGGACAACCGCAATACAGTCACACCCACTCACACATGCTCTGACAAATAATTCTCTTGGAGATGTCATGCAGTTACGATTTGTTCCATGTGCCACCTCAAACATTCCTATCGGTTTGCATTTCACATTCAATGCCAGCATCCATATATGTTCTTCCGGCAAGTACTCTGCATTACATCTGACCATAAACATTTGTGCTATTTTACTAGGACTGTCCAAAAATTCGTCTGCATCACTGAACTCGCTATTTTTCTTTACCAAAACAGGCTTTCTTTCTCCATCAAGCAGTAATTCATACTCAATTACTCCCATCGCTAATCCTCCATGTAATCTTCGTAGTCAATTCCGGCTACATCACATACACTTTCGTAATCTGTGTCATTTTCATACATATTCTTGATAGTTTGGCCATGTATTGTACCATCCCAGATGCGAATCATTCGCTCGATTGCTTCATTCAGTGCTTTGTTGCTTCTATCTGCCATTTTTTCATGCCTCCTATCATTTTTCGCTGGCTCTTAGCCAGGCAGCTGTTTACGCAGCCACCTCGACTTCGCCGGTTTCTCTGTTGTATCTATAGACTTCATATCCCAGGATTTCTTCCGGTGCCACTTCATTGTCATTTACTTCTTTGACCATCTGTCTCAACTTCTCAATTTCTGCTGTCGAAACTGGAACCGCCAGCAGCTCATGAATACTTGAAGGAAGGATGTAGAAATCTCCATTCATCTTCTCCGCTGTGATCTCAAGGTACTCTTTGTAAAGCATGATATTTGCTCCGTGAAGCTTTCTAGCATTCGTCAGCACATACATCTGAGGTCCATCTGGTTCTTCAATCTCCGGACCAGGATTCACTCCCATTAGCTCATACATAACTTCATTCATAGTTCTCACAGAAAATCCGGACTTTTCGGTATTCTTCTTTGCAGCTTCATCCAGCTCTTCGAGACTAATCTTTGATCTAGCCAGGCCTGCGTTCGTTAAAACATAGCTCTTCATTCCGTCCTCGTCCAAGCCAACAACCACTCTGTAAATTGCGACTAAGTCTGCAATTTTCTTTCCTGGAATATCTTTAAGCTTTTCTGCGTTTCTCTCAGCATTCACAAGCTGATATTCTACGTGGTTCAGGATGAATTTTCTGTCAATCCACTTTTCTACATTCATCTCAATTTCCGGTGTTTCACTGTTTTGATACATCTCAAACACTTTCTTTGCAGCATCTTCAACTGTCATGAAACCATCCTCCACTCTGTCTACGATTCCATCCACATAGAGTCTTGGGACAACCGTTTCTTCTGGCTTTCTGATTTCGATGCCTAACATCTTTACTCCGTTATTTTTTGTTGTCTCCTGTGCTGTTACCGAATATCCGTTTCCTGCCATTTCCTTTACTGCTCCAACTAATTCTTTTACGATTGCTTCTCTCATTTCAAAAACCTCCATTTTTCTTAATCTATTAGCGACTGGCTTACCAGTAATGCTTTAATTTCTTGCTTTCTTTTTTGCCGCTTTCGGCTCGTTACTTATTCTTTGCATGTGATACTGCCTTTCCCTAAAATCACATACTTCAACTCTGCACATCCAAAAGCCATGTCCAGTGCTGCCGGTATGGCTTCTGTCTGCCACGCTCTCACTCCCCTCCTACATTTCCAGATGCTCAATTTTAATAGCTTCATCCACTGCATCTGCTCCGTATCTTTTTTTCAGATACGAAACTGCTACATCCCACTCATGCGAATTATTGACTGTCTCGAATAATTTTTTCGCTTCTGTGATGCACTGCTCCACCACCAGGTCTCCTTTCGCAACTCTGATGATTCGCTTTCTCAGTTCCTCCACCTGTCTCTGTGCCTGGGTCATTGCACGGTCAAGCGTCTCTGCGTAGTTCGCAGCCTCCATCATGTTCTTGATGATTGGCATTCCGAAGGACTTATACAACTTTGCTATCTGTTCCTTACCCTCCACCTCGCTAATGGATGGATGCCATGTATACACATGCTCCACAATAGAATAATCTTTCTGGCTTATTTCAGCCCCGATTTTCTTTTCAAATTCCTGTTTTGTCATAGCTTCTACACCTCCTCAACTTTCTTGTAATCTTCCAAGATGCTCAACAGCGTCCCTTTTCCAATTCTGAACTTCTGCTTGTGTCCGCATCTGGTTCCCATATAATTGACAACCGTTCTTTCTGGAAGCTCATGCTTTATGTACTTGATTATGTAATAATGACCATCTCCATGATGAACAACGTCTATGTATTTGTGCTCATTCCGGATGTTCTGGTATGTAGCCTTTTCAGTTCTGTTTGCTCTTGATCTCTTTGCCATATTCTTCGCTCCTTTGAATTATTACTTCGATTCTTCGAACCTTTCAGGTAAAAAAATAAGCCTACTTCCAACAAAGCTCTCTTACTTTGTCTGCTCGGCTACCAAATCCATACTTTTCAAGCATCTCCAAATCTGCTTTCACTGCCTCATCTTCCAGCGTGCATCCACAATCACTCAAAGAATACAGCTCATCTACGATTTCATCAGCAATGCTTTCTTCTCCAGCTTCCAGGGCTTTTTCAATGAACACCCACAGCATCTTCTGTGCTGCATCCCATTCCGGATAACCAAATTCATTTTTATCTCTTTCACTTAACAGGCTTCTGTATATTACTAATGCGTTCATCTTGACTACCTCCGTTTGTATCGTGTATTTGTTTTGTTATTTTGTAACTTTATTATACTTCGATAACTCGAACATGTCAAGTGTTTTACTTCTATTTTTCAATTATTTTTACCAGGGCGATTTCATATCCCAACGCACTTACGATTTTCTCCAACGTGTCACAGCGAATACCGCATTTGCTTCTGGAAATAATCTGGTTCGCATACTGTCTGCTCACCCCGATTTTCTTTGCCAGGTCCACTGGTCGCACCTCCTCAACTTCCAGAACCTTTTTTATCAGCTCGTTGCAGTCAGTTCCTCTAATTTCTTCCATCCTCTACCTCTCTTTCAATCCAATCAGCAACTATCATTCCGCAGTTATCAGCTATCTGATACAGAATCTCCGTATCATCCCAGGTGTAATTGTTCAGAAAATCTGCCAAGCTCTCCCACCCCATTCTCTTCACAATCCGCTTCGCATCGTTCTTTTTAATCTCAAACCAGGTCAAATGCTCGTCCTTAAATTTGACGTCCCAGCACCTGTCCTGTACATAGGTTTCAAGAATCAGTCTTCCAAACATTTCCTACTCCTCCTCAAACAGCTTGCTTGCTTTCTGGGCCAGTATCTCATTTCTTCCGGATTTATCATCAAATATCCGGTGGCACTCCTCCAACAGCTTGTCTACTCTTTCCTGGGTTACTTCCAGTCCTGTACTCCGGATTGCTTCTTCCAGGTCTTCCAGATACCAATCTTCCCTGTACCAGATAGCGTTTGCCCTGCGGTAAATCTCATCAATTATCTTCTGTCGATTTTCCTCGGTTGCCTCCAACAGCCACTCAAAATTCAGTTTCCCATCCTTGGTTGTCGGATTGTACTTTCCGGAACATCTGTCCTGCCGGTCCGTTACATAGGTCTGAACGCCCCACCACGTTTCCGGTTCTTTATCTATGAATCCCTTTCTCTTCCACATTGCCGGAAGTGAATGCTTTCCATGCGTGTTTTCGTTCTTTCGGAACTCTACTACAATTTCCTCTCCCAACGCATTTCTGTCTGCGAAGGTAAACCACCAAACCGGCGGTACTGTATGCTCACACTGATATACTTTTCTCATTTTTCTGCTCCTTTCGCTAATGATTCAGCAATCGCCTCCATCATACTCTGCGATAATTCCAGATACTGCTCTACGATATAGAATTTAGCACTCTGCCCGTTCTCATCCCATATTTCAAAATACCGGAATCCCCGTTCTTCCTCGGCTTTATCCTCCTGCACTTTCACATACTCTCGTGCCTTGCTCTCAACGATTTCATCCAGTTTCTTCATGACCGTCTCCAGGTCAATCGACACATCCACCACTGCACACCCATTTGTAAATTCGTTCTCCCAGAACCCATGCAGGACATACACTACAATTTTCTTTTCCTCCATCCCGGTGTCCTCCTATCCGTAGATAATATCATCGAATATCGCATACTGGATAATCATGTCTGCCACTGTCGCATCTACCATGCAACAATCCAATTCATAGACTCCTTTGCTGCATCCTACAGAGTCTTCCGCATCCACCAGGATATTGTACGGCTTGTCTTCATTCTCCAGATACTGTTTTACTCCGCTGAGCAACTTTTCCTTGTTCAGTTCTCTCTTCTTGCCATCCACCGAATCATGCAATACCAGGACTCCTCCTCTGCTGATCTGCTCCGATGCAAATTCTCCGAGATACTTTCCTTTGACTTCTGCTCGCCTGCACCAGTAGCAAATACCGCCCTCCAGTGCCGTTGTAACAATATCATCAATATCCTCTGTGCTGATTCGTACGCTTATCTCAGCCTTGATTTCCTCATACTCTTTTCCCATCAGTCTTCCTCCTCATATCCTACTCTCTCTACATAGTTTACGCTGTCCGGTTCGCATTCAAATTCCGGACACAAGGACCGCCATAACTCCTCCAGCTCATTTATGCCATTTGCGGTCAGCTCTGTTTCATCGCCATCATTGAAGCCGATTCTGTATACGCTCGGCCGCTTACCTTTTCTGACAATTCCTTTGCCCGCTCTTCTCAAATTCATTATTCCTTGTCCTCCACTCCGGCAAACTCCAAGATTTTCTCTCTGGCGAATCCCTCAATCACTTCCAGGTAATTTCCCGGCCACACATCCTTGTTCGGCTCGTAGGTTTCTGTGAACTCATTCGCCCAGTCCACAAATTTCTGTTTCCAAGTTATGCTATCAATGTCTGTCAGTACCTCAAACAGATACTCACTCTCTCCCTTGAGCTGTTCCAGCATCATCGCTATTTCCATCAGATTTTCCGTCTGCTCGTTATACTCCAGCATCACGCCACCTCCTACTCTGTTCTTACCAAGCCACCGTTTGCAGGTGCAATTCCGATACTTCCCAGTTCTGAACAATCCGGTGCATCCAGGTTCGCCACATACGCAAGTGAAACCCTCCCATCCAGGTCTTCTCTATCCAGTTCCCACTCTTCTTCCTCTGCACTAACATACAGCAACGCCAGGCATCTTCCAAACACCATATTGCTCAATATTGCAGCGTATACAATACCGCCGCTTTTTTCTTCCCAGTCGGCAACAGCTTTCTTCTCCTCATCGTTCAAATCGTACAGAATACCTACCGTCTCAGATTTAAGGACCGTTCCCTGCTTTCTGAATTTTGTGATTACCTGCGGCATCATTCCCAGGCGGCACATACGACTAACCGCTTCTTCTACCATTTTTGCTCTGTCCTGCTGATTTTTTGCATCCATTATTTCTTATCCTCCATTTTCTTCTCTAAATCTTCCAGTCCGAGTGTTGCATTTACGAATGCCAGCGCACATGCGGCTCCGATACATTCTCTGATTCCGGTTGAAACTCCGACAATCAAGCACACCAGCATAGCCAGTGAAAACATTCTTCTGCTTTTCTTCATTTACTTTCTGCCTCCTCTGTGATAAACTTGGTAGCACGAGGAGAACTTGTCTCCCCGGCTACCGAGCTGTTTTTCAGAACATTACTTGAACCAGGTCAAAACTGCCGTAACAACTGCTATCAGCATTGTTACTATGGAAATTACGATATGCGTCCAACATTCATAAATTTCAATTTTGGTCTTCTTCAACTGCTCTGAAAGCAGCTCTTCTTCTTTTTCTTCAATCCTGCGTTTTCTTTTTCCCAACGGGCAATTCCTCCTTTCTCATTTGTTCTGTCCTCTGCATTTCTACGGGGTTGGAACCGTCTGGCAAGCATATGTACTATTCCATCAACCTTGCCGCCTGCATTACTTTGTATCGTGTATTTGTTTTGTTATTTTGTAACTTTATTATACTTCGATAACTCGAACATGTCAAGTGTTTTACTTCTATTTTTCAATTATTTTTCGAGCTGTCGAATCAGTGTGTGTAGCATCTTTGCAACGCAAAGTGCTATTCTTTTTTATCTCTTTATCTATCTTTATCTCTATCTCTTACTCTATCTCTAATTATGGTGTAGAAATCATGTAAGAAATCTTACAAAGTTTTATATATAGGAAATGTTTTTTTGCTTCGATTTTTCGACTTATTCACATTATCAACATTCTTCCTGTGGATAACTTCGGAACTCAGATTGAACTTTGCAGAACCGCATTTTCAGCATATATGGCTATAACATCGTACACGCTTCTATACCGGCTTTTAGCTCTTAGGCATAAGTTAGTATCTAAAAACGTCTATCGTTGCTCAGGCACATTTCGTCAAATTTGAAGGGGATTTTTTGTGAATTTTGTATATTGATTTATTCTACGGACTTGCTCCGCAATAAAAAAGAAGCCCCGGCAGAACACCGGGGCGAATGTGACATATTTTCCTCGACCAAAAGAGGTGCATTTAGTTACCTTGCCATTAAAGGCTTTCTTACTTGATGAATACCTGTCCTTGATAGTAGGCAGCCATCCATCCAGACGGTGCTTTTATCCATACATCGTTACCGACTACATTCACCTCTTTGCAGGTGATAACTGTATCAGCATCCAGGCAACCGTCATTGTCTTTATCGTGTTTCTGTCCGTCTGCCGTAAGCTGCGAATGCTTCTTGGCAGCATAATTTGTTCCAGGACCAGTACGCACTTTCAATTCTACTTGCAGTGTGTATGCTTTTCCGACTGTATACTGAGGACTCTTCGCAAGCTCTGGTGCTGCTGCGCTCTGCTTTCCATTGTATACAGAGGTCAGTTTAGCTTTACTTGCTGGTCCGTATTTTCCATCCACTTCTAACGCATAGAATTCCTGGAATGCAAGCAGAGCTTTTTCGGTATCTCCACCAAAGGAGCCGTCCACTCCGGACTTGCCGCAAGAATATCCGCAGCCGATCAACATCTTCTGCATCTCTTTTACTGCATCTCCGGAATCTCCTTTCTGAAGATAGTTCCTTACGCTCACTGTACCAGCATTGCTGGCCTCTCCAGTATATCGGTAAACATACTTCCACGGCTTGTTGTAATAACTCCGGATGCAGATCTCTCTACCTGTCTGATCTCCAGACTTTCCTCCTGTCGTGGTTCCTTTTTCATTGATACTTGCATGCACCAGCTTCCCATTTCCGCAATAGAAGGCTGTATGACCGTTGCCAAGGAGAACATCTCCTCGCTTCATTCCGCTTCCGGTTGACAGATTCACGGATGCGATCACGTTCTTGAATCCAATATTCGGCAGAACTTCCGGCATATTACCAGTGTACGTTGCACCCTTCTGTTTTGCTGGGATTCCGGCGTTTTCCAGGCAATTGATAACCAGCCCGGAACAATCATAGTTTGGGTTGCCCCAACGGTCAACCTGGTCGTACCCGTGGGTATCGTCCAGTGCAATCGCTTCGGCTCTTGCTACTGCATTTTCAATCTTACTCACTTTTGTTTCCTCCTTTTTCTGATAAAGTTTTAAATACTGCTCCCCGTAAGAAGCCCTTGCTTTTTTCACTGTCGAACCGGTATCTGCCGGAGCCTCGAATTTTACCAAGAACACATCCGATGCTTCCTGGACTGAGGTTGCTGTTTTCAGCACCTGCAGAACGCTCTTGTAACTCTTTTCCAATTCGCTCAGCATATACTCTGTCTGAACCTTCGCATTCCCGATAGATACACCTCTGGCTTTTACCAGGTCATACAGTCCTGCTTTTCTTCCGGCAGACGTCCACTGGCAGAAACCATAGCCATACTGTCTGTAATCTCCCAACGGATGCAGGAACAACGCTCGTGTGATTTTTCCACTGTCTACCGCCTCTGTGTATGTATCATCGTTGTACTTGTACCCAAGTCTCTTTTCGCAAAGATTCTCCAGATTCCGGGGGTTCGCCCCAGACTCTGCGTAAACATTCCCCATCGCTGCACACGCACCGTATATGGTGCATCCGGCAGCAATCAAAGCATCAAACAAAATATCTGTGTATACATTCCGTTCTATTGCCATTTGTAAATTCTCCTTCATTCACAAAAAGGGCAGGGATTTCTCCCCACCCGGTCATAAGTATGTGTCCTCTTCTGGGTCCATCTCATCATCCTCTTTCGGATGTAACTGCCCCATCTTATCCATCAGTAAAAACGTCAACGGAACGAACACCGCAAACAAAATTACCAACGGCCAGAAGATTCCTGCCATCAGCAGCAACACTATCACAAGCGAGTAATTCGGCTTGTTTGGCTCATAGTACATGCCATTGTCCTGACAGTGCAGCTCTTCGTCTTCATCTTCCATCCGGCACAGTGTCCGGATACACCAGATGTAGACTGGCTGGCACAGTAAAATCCCCAAAAGGTACACCAATAGGATTTTTAAGCCCATAGCTCCTCTCTCCCTTCTCTGATTAGTTCTGAGAGCCGTTCACCTTTCCGTCATCCAAAAGGTCTTTGACTTCTTTGAACCACCAGTCAATAATCTTCATCAATGCGTCTTCTGACAAGAGCGTCTGCAACCACTTAGGCAGCAATCCTCTCGCCTGCTGTACTACCCATTTCAGTTTCTGTTCTCCCTGGCCGGACTCTTTGTAGATATGTTCAGCGTGAAGGAACAGTTCATACACCTCTTTGCGGATGCCCTCCAGTCCTTTTGCTTTCGCATACTGATATGCGACCACTGCCGTTACAACGACCAGCACTGCGATTACCAGGATAAGAACCGGAATCGGCACCTGGCTTAAATAGTTTAATAATTCCATAGAATCAATCCTCCTGTTATGCTTTGTAATCTCTTGATAGCTCCCTGCAGCGTTTATAATTGTTCAGCTGGGGAAATCATTGCCTAAACGCTTTAAAGGCAAATATTGGCGGCTATGCTACTACATTCCGACCTGTGTGGCAACCCAGCCAAGCACGATACCAATAATGGCAGTCACCACATAACCTGTCACTTTTCGCCACATTTCCCCGTCCCTGTTCTCCAGGGTTTCCAGACGTTTCCCCTGTTGTTTCTGTTCCCCAACCATAAGCTCAATACTCTGTGCCAGCTTTTCAACTGAAATCGTTAGAGCGTTGATCTGCTTTGTGTTTTCTTCCAGCAGTTCAATACGTCTGTTCTGCCTATGGTTCTCTGCTTCGATGCTCTTTCTAAACTCTTCGTGCTCAGCTCTTGAAATCACGTCTTCCATGTCCTCACCTCCTTCCAGATATGCTTCTATATCATCGACGTCCGCATACGGGCGGCAATAATATTCTGTGACATCTAGCTCAGACTCTATCTCTTCCAGAGTCTTCTTGCTTTGCTCACGAATCAACATCCGGAGGTCTGTGACATGCGACCACAACCGGGATATGATTTGCAACTTTGTCATTTCCTATGATGTCCTTTCTTGAAAAGATGATAATGTGGCTTCTCTTCTCCGAAGAACCGCCATCGAACCACATCATCCAGGATTATCCCTACTGCTGAAAGAAAAAACCAAAGGATCATGAACTGAGGACATATCTGACCAAGAACATTCCCCGGCATGTTGCTGTAATCCCACATATTCAGTCCCAGCCATACATTCAAGATCAATCCGAAGATAAATTCAATCACTGTAATCCCGGATGCAGCTATCAACTGCTGGAGAACCAGCGGCATACATCGTGACCTCTCGTTAATCACTCCGCAAATGATGAAACACAAGCCTCCGCACACTGCCATTGCCGGAAATGAATACCCCCGGAAGATCACTTCCAGGGAATAATAAAAAACTCCTCCGATCAGGAAGAGTATCAGGTACTTTATGATTTTTTTCACTATGCAACACCTCCGGATGCCATGGCCTTAACATAATCTTTCAGCACTTCATTCTGGAACTCTTCCGGAATTTTTGTGCCCCACTGAATCTGCTCTAATTCAGATGCCTTGTTGATGGACTTAATCCACATGTTAAGGGCATTGCAGTATGTCGTATTATACGATACATAGAACATTGCTGTATCAACAATCTTCTGCATATCAGCAGCTGAAAAATACTTACAAGGCTGTCCATCCTCATGGTATTCCAGCTTTTCCTCTCCAGCTAACAACTGCATTTTCTTTCCGAAAAGATTCAGCTGATCTTTTTCTGTCAAGCTGAAATGCTCCACCCCGGAAGATGTGCTCACATCTACTCCGGAGTAAATCGTCTGCTCGCATGCTGATGCGATTTCCTGGTATTTCGCTTTTCTGGCATCCTCCAGGCTCAGATCTTCCACACTGGAAGGATCCGGAACCTCCTCCGCTTTTGCGTACCAGTAATCAAAATCAGATTCGATCTCTTCCTGGGTTACTTCGCCCTGGTAATGGAACTGGACCTCCTCGCACTCCCACACATTGTACTTATTCTTTTTCCCATCCTGGATGTCCTCTTTATCCACCAGCTCAATGTTTTTACGCATGATAACATCTGTTCCGGAAAATACCGGATAGACCTCAACTGCTGAGGGCTGCGATAAGTAAGATTCTCTTCTCATTTTCTACTTCCTTTCCGTGCTTACTTGCACTGTATGAACACATTTTGAATAGCTTATCAAAACAATACTCCATCCGGAATTTCAAACTGTTGCTATGCTTTATCCAGCCTTTGTATGCTGCAATCCGGCAGGCTCTCCACCATGGGATAAATCCTTTCGCCTTGAAATCTTCCCATGCTCTGAGCACTTGCCTCCGGATTCTCCGGAATACCCTCCCACGGATGATCGTGTATCTCCTCCGGACTACATAGCCCATCATATCAACTCCGGGCGTCCTTTTCTTACTGCCTTTTCTTCGCTCTTCCAGGTTCTCCCGTTCTTCATCAAACGAAGCTACCTGGTAGAATTGCCAGATATCCTTAATCTTCAACCCAAACTTGTCATGAGCCCAGATCGTAGCTTTCTTCATTGCCTTTTTCAGCTTTGAAGCATCGCCATAGATCGTGAAATCATCTGCATAGCATACAATCGCATATACAAGCCTATTCCGCTTTCCTCTGCGTATCTGAGCTTGCTCATAGATATATCTCAATACATAAGACATCACGTAATTGAATAGCCATGCCGGAAGATATCCACCTATGCAAAGATGGTTCCCAGGATAATTGCTCATAAGAGCACCCAGGAACCATAGCAGCACTTTATTCTTGCCAATGTCTCTCCTCAGCATCTCCATGACGATTGGAACCGTCACTGAGGGATAGGCTTTTGTAACATCTCCTTTCAAAGCAACTACTTTTCCGTGGAATTTCTTCCGGAGAAGTCTTTCAATCTTCCGCTTTCCGGCTACGCCTCCCTTGTTTGGGATGCTCCCGTACTGGATCGGTAAAATCTTCGCTCTGAAAAGAGGTTTCAACGCATATACTCCGATATATTCAAATACCTGCTGTTCTGGAGATTCCTGGCAGATATCACGGAGCTTCTGCGTCAGTCCGTCAATTCTTTGGAACTGACGAATAGATTGTAATTGTAAATCTCGGTTGATTATACGTTGCGTCAGCATCTTTGCTACTTCTGATTCAGCTTCCAGGGTTCGTTTAAAATCCTTATTCAACTGATCCTCTACGATCTCACGCTTTGTTATTTTCCCGGTCTTGCATAGCAGACGTTGAAAATCTTTTCTGCTCCGCTTATTCCGGAAGCATTCCACAACGGCAAGTTCATTAAATTTCCAGTCCTCAATGTTGACCGTTGCTGGTTTGCAATATGTTTTCAAGTCAACCTCCTTAATATTCATCTGGTTACTTCCGTGGCTTTCCCTTTCGGTACTAGCCTCGTTGGTTTCAAGTTATTTTCGCGCATAAGCGAGGATTATACGGTGCAATGATTTTTAAATACTCTTTTCAAAATTGTACCAGGTGCTCCGAGAGAGCCGTACCAGTAAGCGTTAGACACCCAAGGGTTCGAGCCACGGCAAGGAACGCCAGCAATACCACCGCCGTCCAAGCTGCCAAAGCACCAAGCCGCACGAACACCAGACGCCGCAGGTACGCAATTGAAGCCAGCTCCCACTCCAACGCCGCTTCCGCTTGCGTTGGTTGCCTCCGGCCATAGAACATCATCATTGATTGCATTATCAGTAATATACTTCCATGTCCAGGCAGCCGTATCTTTCGGAAATACCAACGTTGGAACATTTACTTTTTCGTAATTCTCATTGATTGCAGAGCCTACTTTTGACTGATCGTAACATTTGTAGCAATCAAAACAATAATTCTCATTCGCATCCTGGCTCCACTGCCATAATTCATCAGAGACAATCAGATAGGAACCATTCATGAACTCTACGCCCTGGATCATTCCCGGTTCTTTTCCAGAAGTTGGGCTGTATCGGCTACCGTCTCTACCGAGTACATTATCATTCCATCCGGAATAATACGGGCTTGTGGAAAGATATGTGCTTCCGGCTGTGGTGTCAAAAGTCTTTCCTCCGTTATCCACATAAACGGCAGAGTATTCTTTTTCTTCAATAGTCACTGTTTCAATAGCTGTAATCAGCTTTCCATCGAAGATAGAATAGTTACTTGCTGTGTTTCTGTCAGATCCGCTCTGAATGCCAAGCATAACAGCCGAGCCAACCAAAAGGTTTGTAGCCTGCTCTTTCGTCAGAATCACTCGCTCTACGCCAGTCTCACTCACTGCAACCGTATACTGGTAGTTGTAAGACGTACACCCTTCAATCTTTCCCGAATTGCCTTTACGCCCATATTTCAGACGCACCATAGCATCCAGGAATTTAACAAGAGATCCGGAAGCTCCGGAATACTGTGCCCCTCTAGCTCTCCATTTGCTTACACCTGTCTGGTGGGAGGTTCGGTTTACCGGAGCCAGTCCAGTTCCACAAGTGATACGTCCATCAGCTCCAATACCTGCATAATATTTCGGATGTGCAATGTACTCATGCACTTTTCCGGTTCTGTCTGTACCTTCTGGCCATCTCTTGTATCCGGATGCTGGGTGGCATCTTGTTTTCAAGTGCTTATACTCATCATTCTGCCATTCTCTTTTCCAGGTGTTCTTCTGCACCATCCAGCACAAATGTTCGCCGGATCTGACATCTTTTGTGCTGTCAATATGTTCGACATAGAAAATTTCATGCGAACCATCTGCTTTTTTCTCGGCAGCCACTTCCAGACACCAAAACTGAGGAAGATGTGCAAATGGATCAGAGCCGGCAGTAGCTTCTGTGGATGGTGTACACACCAATCCGGCAGAATCATCTGTCAGCTCTCCAATCATGGATGTACTCTTTGCGTATCTCGGTGTAGTAACTCCGTGCACTCTGGAATCTTCCAGGACACGGCCGAACCATCTTTCAAGCATATCTGCTTTGCTGTATACATCCTGGTCGTACTGATACTTCCACCACTCAACAAACAGATCGTCTACCTCTGCTTTTGTTGTTGCAGCGGCTACTTTCTCTTTATAGGCTGCGTCTGCTTTGCCTGCTAAATCTGCACGCTGTAAATCCACGAGTTCTCTGATCGTGGACTCTCGTGGAAAATTTGTTACGTTTCCATTACTCATTTAATTTTTACCTCCTATTCGCTTACTGTATATACAATGTCAAGACCGCCATCATCCGGATTGCAAACAAAAGAGAGCCCTCCTAAAGCAGCTGTATTAGCAAGCACCTGTTCTCGGAAATCCACAACTTCATTTGCATAATTCTCAATTGCCTTCTTCTGTTTTTCTCCTTCTTCCTGGATAGCTGTAATCTGAGCACTTCCAGCTTTATTGATACTATTTACTGCATCTGTTCCAGCTTTAGTAGCATTGGCTGTCTGTTCCTTTCCTGTGTCCTCTACAGCTTTTACAGCTTCAGTTCCAGCCGAATTTACTTCATTGACTTTTGTTGAGCCAGCCGAATCAATATCCCCGACCTGTTTCTTTCCTGCCGCATTAACAGCATCCGTCTGAGTTGTTCCAGCCTTATTTACCTTGTCGGTCTGTGCAGTACCGGCATTCTCTACCGCATTGACCGACTCTGTTTTTGTAGCAGATATAGCGCTCAGAGCATCTGTTCCGGCCTTAGTCACAGCATTCTTCTGGTCTGTTCCAGCTTTCTCTACATCCTCTTTCCAAGTCTTTCCAGCATTATTTACACTGTTCAGAGCATTAGTAGCTGTCTGGATGAATTCCTGGACCGTCTGATCCACAGCTGCTTTTGATGTAGCTGCACCGTCCGCTGACTTCTTAGCGTTTGCCTCTGACGTGCTGGCATTCTTGGCTGACGTTGCTGATGCTGTCTCAGATGCTTTAGCGTTCTTTTCGGATGTACTGGCATTTGTTGCCGACTCCTGAGCTGCTTTCTTCGCAGATTCTGCCGCTTTCAGATTCTCAGCAACATTTGACTTGCTCTGATCAACTGAGGATTTCATATTTTCAACTTCACTTTTTAGATTCTCAGTAGCCTCTTTGGATGCAGAGGCAAGATCGGAATAGTGCTTTGCATTGTCCTCGGCGTTCTCCGGGTGATCCTCGTGACCATGCGCCCAAGCTTCTGCAAGTTCAGCAGCCGCTTCTGCTCCTGCCATAGATTCTCTAACTGCTTCAATGGTATCCTGGAAAATCTCAGCTTCGCACGGCTTATTGAAAGCCTCTGGTTTAGGTCTGGCTTCAATCTCCATGATGATTTTCTTTGTGGTGTTACCGTGGATGCGATCAGACACATAGATGAATGCATATGCTTCATACTTGACGGATGATTCTTCTTCCAGAATAAAATCTGGAATGCGAACATCTGTTACTCCGTCTTTTGTAACGCCGATTCTTCGTTTTGCTTCTCCTCCGGTTTTCTGCAATGAAAAATGGACCTCCACAGCATCTGGAAGTCCAAGTCCTTCAATTCTCAAAATCTGGCCGAAATCATACTGCCAAATTCCTTTTACTGTTGCAGTATTCGCTTCGGAGAAACTAGCAATATTGATATTTTCCATCACTGTTCCTCTCTTTCATCAGAAATCAAATTTAGACACACTCATTTCATCTGACCACAGACTGAATGTTTCATTTTCTCCGTATGCCTTCACTTTGATAACCGCGTCATCCATTCCGGAAGAAAGGAAGTCATCAGAATAGTTTGACGCAATAAAAAACGAATAGGACGTGCTAAACACTTTTTCTGTTCCATCGCTTTTCGTTACCTTCACTTCGTATGAGGTGGCATTCTCAACTTCATCCCAGCGAACATTCAGACAGCTGTATGTTCCGTATCTAAGCGTTTTGCGAAAATAGGACGCGCTCTGAATGGTTGGTTTTTCAAGCACATTTTTTTCAATAAATTTTTTTGCTGCTTCCTCAAACGCTTTTTCCATTTTCTCATCAAATTTAACCGTTATCTCCGGTATATGAACAGATGGTGGGTTAAGCTTTGGCGTACACGCAAATACGGGTGTCACGCAAGACATGGATAATGCTGTTGCACAAACCACTGCTAATAATTTACTTCTTTTTTTCATGTTGCTTTCCTCCTATTTAATTACTACCTATTGTTTCAATTTTGGACAGTGCCTGTCCGATCGTTCCCTTGTATTCATAGCGGAAACCATCTTGCAAACCAACAGACGGATATTCATTTCTGTCTGCAGACGTTACATGTCCATAGCTTGCTGTGTATCCAACGGAATCTACATGTTGTGCACTGCTACAATTCATAACATACATTTCAATCATGTTCTTTTCCGTTGTTACGGTAAATGTTGCATTAGTAGCAACTTTAAAAATCCCATCACTCGCTGAAGCTTTTTTCACATATTTGCCTCTTAAGAAATCTAACTTTTTGTAGTCACTAGAATTCGTTACACGAAAAGACCTTACCGGATCTGCTAGAACAATCTCACCTCCGGCTTTTCCTATTTCATCACTGTAACTGATTGTAAAATCGGGTTTCAGTCCTGCAATACCCGCTGGCCAAGTCCCAAGACCCAGTGCTTTTTCTGCGGCCAGATTTGGAGTCAGATTGGAACTGAATTTTTCCCAAACATGTAGATTTACGATATCGTTCGGTGCTGCATCTAAATCACTCTGTACAGCAGCCACTTTGTTGCTTACAGATGTGATTTTTGCCTCCAGTTCTTTCTTCAAGCTGTCTAATGCAACGGTAATGTTATAGAATATCTTCAGATCGGCAATGGAGGTATAAACAGCATCCTCCAAATCTGTAAGAGAAATATCCCCACCGTCTTTTCTTCTGATGGATACTCTATCTTTCAAGGAATCATTATCTGCACCATATCGTGTAGTATTAGACGTCCAACTCCCAAGACTATTCAAAGAACCGCTGTTTGCATTGTATGTGGTTATTCTTATTTCATATCCATCTGGAGGAGTGATGCTTTCGTTTTTATGCCTGTCATATAATACCGAGACAATTTCTTTTTGTGAATCAACAATCGCACCCGAACTGTTGATTGAGCCATACGAGAAAAACCGCATATCTGCTTTAGTCTCTGTCATCCGTTTTCTTGCTGATGTCATATGAGCTGCAAGAATCGGGAATTGCGTTTGAATCTCTTCTTGGCTTGAACTGATGTTCTTAATCTGTGTCCGCACAGCTTCACCAGCGGAAGGATATTTCGTTCCATCTGCTCCAACTCGAATATCAGTCAATTCACTATTCCCGGATGTATTGTTATTCTCGGCTACGAGGTTGCTGATCTGGTTTCTTGCAACCATATCAATAGCACCGACTTTTCCATCCAAATAGCACTGCTGAATCGCATCATGAATGGCTTGCCGAACATCTTTCCCATAGATTTTTGTTTTTATATTTCTCAGTAATTCCGTTATATCAGCCATCTTATCGCCTCCTACTTATTAAGCTTTCCTGTCAACGTTTTAAAAGCAACACCGAACTCATACACTGAATTGTCCGGCGTCAATAAATCAAGTTCAATTTTGGTACATAAAAAAAACGTATCTATGTCATGCGGTTTAGATACAACTCTTACTTCATCGCCAATTGAAATCAACTCTGTATTTACGTCTACCAAGTGCAAATCTACTGCTTTCACTTTTAGTGATACAGACATTGTTATTCCGCCATTCAGATACGCTTTTCCCTTCGTAAGTAAGTTGTCAGCAATTGTTACATCATCCCACTCATGAATCTTTGTAATCCTACCGAACAACTTAATTCCTGTTTCGCTTTCAATGTAATCTTTTCCATCATTTACTTCTGCTATGGTCAGCCGGCCTGTTTCATTTCCATCTTCATCTTTTAGCCTTTCGCCAAGAGGAACCAAAACCGTAAACACATTTTCAGCAGTAATATATTCCGTAATGTTGAGCAGATTGCTGCCGAATTCTATAACCTGTGAATTTGTAATCCCCGGCTTTTTCACGTAATCCACATATCTCTTGTCACCAGAAACCCTGGTCCGGATATATCCGCCATGTGTATTCACGAGTTTTTCCTTTATCTCATTCAGAACATTCGGATACGCGGTTGAACTGTAATGCACATAATTATTCGGATCAGTTACGGTAATCTCTCCAACTTCAAATTGTTTAGTTTCTTCCACCTGCTCATTATGGCTTGCTATATACTGCTTAAATAATTCTGGGATATCTCCTTGGTAATCATATGGGCGTAAAATCGAATCCACCAAATAAGCAAGTTCTCCTTCACACACTGCTTTCTGCCGCTTATAAAAATCCTTTTCCGTATTCAACAGTCTTCCGTGGAACAACTCTTTTGATTGGACTATTTTCGTAAACGTCTGGCTATAGTAGGTGTAGGAATACATTCTGAATGTTATGCTTCCCGTTGATACCGTGTAACTTGCAGATGTGAATCTGTATACCGTAGAATCCTCAGTTCCATCTTTCAAATCTCCGTAAAAATATGGATATTGTTTATAATTTGAACATATCTCTGAACTCGACGAACCCTCTCTATTTAATGGACTTGTAAGCGCAATCTTTCCCGTTGCTGGATCTACGGTTGCTCCACCATATATAACAGTAGTTGGTATTGAAGTTGTCGGGCCTTTGCTCGTCTTATCAACATTCTTTAAAACATACGTAGGATTATCGGACGATACAACTGACACAATCGTAGATAACTTATTGATATTTCCGTAAGCCACATTATTCGGTGGCATTGTAAACTGAAATGATCCAGCTTTATTAAGTTCGCTCGTTACTTTTGCCGCCAATAAAGAATATCCATCATTGGCAGAAAGTAACGGGGAGTATATTACCTCCCCGTCCGCATAAACCGTATACATCAGAGCATCCCTCCTTTGTAATCAACAGATACCTTTCCGTTTCCAGTAAAAACCAGTTTATTTTCACCGCCTTTTATAATAATATCTAGTACCTTATTCTCGCCATCTTTCAGATTATATGTCGTATTCTCGAACTCAACCTTTAATCCATCAGTTGCATAAACATAGAATGCTGGCACAACTTCTTTTTGATTACCATACAGGATAAACTCCAATTTTCCATCAACTACCATATTTGCGTATTCTCTAATAACGCCGGTTTCAAAGCTGAATGTATCCCATATCCAATCTTCCAAACTACCGGTCAATTCCATTTTGTACGGTTGGCAAGTAGCGGATATCACTACACTTGCTGTCGTTTCATTTGATTTTGCCGTAGACATTTCCACGGTGCCATCGTAGTAATAACACGGATCCGTATCCAACGAAATCCGCATTCTTTTTCCATGAATCTTTCCGGCAATATTACTCGTCAAATCCGACCAATCAGAATAATTACAATTTCTGGCATCAAATTCGAACTCTAGCTTTCTTGTCCCGTACTGCATTCTTCCTGTAAGGGACTCGCTCAAATCAAGAACTCCATCCCCTCCAGGAATATCAATCAGCACTGTCTTAGGCTCTGGTAAGCCAATCGTGATTTTGGAGAGCTTTAATCCCCACTCTTCATAGGAATGGTACTCTCCAAATTTGATTCCTGTAGACACGTTATACACCTCTTTCTTCCAAGTCGTATCTCTTTCCGAGATTCTCATCAATGTACGGGGTTGTCACTTCGGCAATTTCTTTTCCATCCAGATCGACATGTACATGTGTTTCGCCTTCGATAACAACATTGGTATCCTTGCCATCAAACGACTGTCCATTTTCCTGGTCAACCTTGTATGTCTGGCTTGTGTTTTTGTCCAGAGTTATTTTTCCGGTTTCAATATTCACAGCTGCCTGCATCTTTTGTGCCAAAGCTTTCATCTCTTTGTTGGTCTCATCTTCCAGCTCCGGCATTTCACCTTTAATTCCTTCTCCAACTCCAGGTGGAATCCACTTACCTACTTCCTTGGCAAATACTTTAGATGGAGAATGGATGCCGAGAGCTCTCTTAGCTCCATCAACAATTCCGGAGAAGAAGCTTCTAACCTGGCTCTTGAACCATCCGGCCGCATTGCTTATACCGTTCCATACTCCTCGTACGATATTTCGTCCAACCTCTGCCATCTTTCCTGGCAATCCAGCCACTCCGCTTGTTACGGCATTTACAAGCTGTGAAGCTGCCGATCTACCTTGGGCAGCCAACTGACTTCCCCAGGAAACAACTTTACTTACAGCATTCGTCAGCCATGTTGCAATTTTTCCAGGCAACTGAGCGAAGAACGTAACGATGGCATTTATTGTATTACTTGCTGCCTGCCGTCCATTGCTCAGCATATTTGATCCCCAGGTAATTAAGTTTGTGAGCGTATTCTGGAGCCATATAGCCACTTTCCCTGGTAATTCAGAGAAGAATGTGGATACATTCTCAACAACGTTCCTTGCGGCTTCAGATGCTTTCTGGAGCATGTTGCCGCCCCATGTTACCAGCTTATTGTAGGTATTAACCAGCCACGTCCAAACCTTTCCAGGTAACTGAGAGAAGAACGTAACGATATTGTTAATAATAATCGGCACATTTTTCGTTACCCAATTGATAGCATCTACGCCAAAGCTCACGAGCTTCCCGATTACAAATCCCAGGATATAGCCTATTTTATAAGGCAAATTCGAGAAGAAATTCTCAACAGCATTTACAGCATTTTCCGCAGCACTGGATGCCTGTGATAACAAATTAGAAGCCCACGTCTGGACTCCTGCAATTATCTCTTCCAAGAATGCTGAAATCCGTCCAGGTAATGCCTGGAACCAATCTACAACAGCATCAACTACCTCTCCTATTTTGGAAGGTATTTCTTGTACGAATGCAAGGATTTCATCCCAATGTTGCTTAACCGCTATAGCCAGATTTGCTACAGCAAAAACAATCCCGGCAACTACAGCTGCTACAGCCGCAGGCGCACCGAGAATAACAGCGCCAACCGCCGCCAATGCAACGCCAATGCCCATAAGGATTTCTTTTATGACACTGAATCCATTCTGGAACATATCCACGAAGCTTGTGACCGCCAAAATAGCGCCACCAATAATTGATCCGATTCCTGCAATAGAAGTTCCAAATTGAGTAACGAACCCTATTACTTTCTGTACTGCTCCTCCGATGGAAGATATTATGCTGGCCACTTTCGGGAACTCCAGCTCCAGAACCTCCATTAAGGTTCCGGCTTCGCCTCTCCATAAGGAAAATCCTTCAACAGCTTTCCCAACTACGCCCGTAATGCCGGTAATTCCGCCTTTTACAGACCCTAAAACTGAGAACAGTGTATTTAATGAGCCAGCAACATTTTTTGCTGCATTTAAGCTTATTAACGCTCCGGCTATTGTACCTATCGCTTTTCCAATAGCCTCCATAACGGCAGGATCCTGCGCATCAATGACTCCGAAAATTTTTGACAGCAGATCTACGACACTTTGTGCCACAGCTCCAACTGTGCTAAGCAGACCATCGAAGAACCCATCCAGTAAAGCTGAAACGCCAGGGAATTCCTCGCTCAGTCCTCGGCAAAATCCGGCTATAAAGTCTTTCCCGGCCTGGATAATGAGCGGAAGATTTTCTTGTACCGCCTCCCCTATTTTGGAAAGCATCTCACCGAACGAGCTTCCCAGCTCTTCGGAATGATCTGTCAGAGCTTTTAAGAACTCTGTAAAAATATAAATGCCGGCAGACCACATATCTCCAGCAACGTTCATTATCGCTTTCGCCAGTTCCGACACCATAAAGGCTCCGGCTGACGCAAACTCTTCTTTCTGTTCCAAAAGAGTTTGTATAAATGCGCCGACCAGGTCTTCCGCTGTTCCGATAAGCTCCGGTGCAGCTTGCGCTACTCTCGTAACGATTTCGGCCATGACATCGCCAGTTTTATCAACGAGCGCATCAAGTCCTCCGTCATTGAAAGCTTCCTGTAGTCCCTGGACCATCTCCTGGGCTACTTTTACAACATTCTTTAGCGGAGTAGCCATTTCCTCGTATAAAGAAATAGCCAGACCTTCTAATCCGGATTTCAGAATAGTAATCTGTCCGGACAAATTGTCGTTCATGGTGTCCGCCATTTTCTGAGCGGCGCCATCGCAATTTGCGATAGAATCTGTTAATGATGCAAAATCCTCATCGGACGCATTAACTATCGCAAGTAAACCAGACATAGCTTCCTGGCCACCCAAAGTAGCAGCCATCTGTGCTTTCTGGTCTGCTGTTAATCCTGCAAAACCTTTTCGCAGGTCGACCATAATCTCATTCAGAGATTTCATGGAGCCATCACTGTTCGTCAGTGACACTCCGAGAGCATCCATAGCTCCCTGCACATCTTTTGTAGGCTTGGCCATTCTGGTGATGATACTTCTAAGCGAAGTACCTGCCTGGCTTGCCTTAATTCCGGAATTGGCCATCAGACCAATAGCCGTAGCGCAGTCTTCGGCTGAGAAACCGAGCGCTCCAGCTACAGGGGCAACATATTTGAATGTTTCGCCCATCAGACCTACATTAGTGTTGGCATTTGATGAGGCTTGTGCCAAGACATCCGCAAAATGCGTAGAGTCTTTGGCTGATAAGCCAAATGCCGTCAATGCATCGGTAACGATATCGCTGGTCGTTGCCAGGTCTTCTCCAGAAGCCGCCGCCAGGTTCATGATACCCTCGATACCTTCGAGCATATCAGTTGTTTTCCAGCCGGCCATTGCCATGTAGGAGAACGCTTCTGCCGATTCGGTGGCCGAGAACTTCGTCTTGGCTCCCATCTCCTTCGCCTTGTCAGTTAGGCTTTTTAAATCATCTCCTGTAGCTCCGGAAATAGCCGCTACGTTGGACATAGCAGCCTCGAAATCAGCTCCCGTTTTTATAGCTGCTGTTCCGATTCCAACAACAGCTGATGCAGCGCCTCCAATGATTGCACTGGTGGCTTTTAACGCAGTTGAAGCGCAAGAACTGATTTTATTGATACCACTTTGAAACCCCGATGAGTCTATACTGGTATCAAATTTAAGTGTGCCATCATAGCCCAATGTTTTTCACCTCTCTTCAAGGGCAAACAATGGATTATCGGCTCATGATGGCTCTACTTAATCTGTTGTCCGTTTTTTATTTTAACTTCAAAAATATGGGAGCACTTTCGCCCCTTACAGGCTACTTGCACTCCCTTACATTCTGCCTCCTCTGTAAAAAAGAGTGGCATTCTATAACCACAGGCAGGACATTGTACCTGGGTATATTTCTTTCTATCCACATTCAAAATCCAGCAGCCACCTCCTTAAAGCAATCCCGTAATATCTTCACCATTCACAAGAGCTTCTGCCAGGAGCTTGTCTGCTTCTTTCTCTTTATGTGATACAGGCAATGCATGGATTGACTGCATCTTCTTGTAAAACTGTTTCTGCTCTTTAGACATTTTTGAAGTAATATTCATACTCCTGTATCCCATTATCTTTACAAACTCCGTGTCATTAGACAGTCCTTTAAACAACGACCGGAACTTCCACCAATGGAAATCCTCAATGTCTTGTAGGTCGATGCCGTATTCTTGCAGGAATGCTTCATAGATATAGCCGTCATCGTAGTCGAAGGAATAAATCTGCTTCTGTTTGCTTCCTCCTGTATCTACTTCGTTTTGGTTCGATTCCTTGCCGCATCTATAGAACCAAATGATCTTCTCAACAGCTTTGGATTTGTTTTTCGGAATAATTGGGTAATATAACCTCAATGCCTGCATCGTCTTCTCTGAGTCTTCCAGTTCGTCATCTTGCATAAGCAATTCAAACATAATAGAAATGCGAAAATCCGTATTGATTCGGTATTCTTCACCATCTATCTCCACAGTCTCAGGAAGCAAGTCCACGATCATATTCATTAGTTGTTAACGGCATGGAAATTATTTTTGTTTTTCTTCTTTTTAGCCGCGCGTCTCTCTGCACGATTCTGTGCTCTCTGTGGATTGTACTTATCAGTAATGTTGTTAATCTGTGTTTTGATTGTTCCGCTCAATGCAGTAACTTGTGCAAACGCATCCATACGAATACCAAGATCATTATTTTTTGGAAATACTCTGTTGCTTGTTCCCAAGCCAAACAATGAATCAAAATATTCCTCTACACATCTACACTGGAATTTCATACCTTCAGCTGTCGTCTTCCCTTCATAAGCTTTCGGATCCTGTATTTTCTTTGAAATGTCCTTGTTCAACTGCTCAAATCTTTCAATCACATCAGCATCCAACAGATTTATTTCCAGCTCTACTCCGTTAATATTTACTTTGCTTACGCTCATCTTCCTTACCTCCTGTTATCGCTCACTTCTAAACGTACATCAGAGACTACCTATGCAGCAGCCTCTGTGAATTTCTTACTACTAATATCAAATGTTCCTAATACTGGATCACCTACAGCATTCAGATTGCCAGAAATCGTCTGTTTATTATCTCCGGAATAATCGGATACTTCGCAAGACACTCTGAACTTTCGTGCTTCATATGCCGTAGCACTTGCACTACCTCCGGATGCTTTATTCCATAATTCCACTCGGCAATATTCAAATTCTGCATCTGAACCGGTGTAATGATTTCTTCCAACCATGTAGATTGCGTCTACTGCCTCTTCTTCTACGATATGTTCCGCCTCAAACGGAAAGCTTGTCTCGTACCCAGTCACACAGCTGGACGAAGATGCCTCATTCACATATTTTACAGATTCTGTCTGCGCCCCCGGACTTTCATCAAGGGTTGTGAATCCTGTACCCATCAGCACCCATTCTGGTGCTGCTTCAGTACCAACATTTAGATAATCTGCGACTTTATGTCGCAATACAGCTGTTTTTGCCATTATGCTACCTCCTTCTGGTATAAAAGTCTTAACTGTATCTGGTATCGTGCATTTCTCATGGACCCATCAAACATATATCCGTTGGAAAGCACTTCAATTTTCTCCGCATAGCAATGCTCCGGAAGTTCCGGAACATTCTCAGCACGGTTTTGTTCCTCAATCCAGTCAGCGAATTTTTCATAAAACGAACTGTTCTGGATATTTTGGATTCTGTCCATAGAGTAATATTCACGGCTACCAAAGTTGAACTGGTACTGTCTGTATTCATCACCATTCACATACCGTTTTAAAACCGGATCAAAAATCCCTGTCTCTACCGTATACTCTATAGCTTCATCTCCCATGGCATCTACTCTTAAAACGCCATCTTCTAACAAAGGGCAACTACCGATAAATTCAGTAATCGCCCCGATAATAGAATCTGCCATATCAACCTCCTATTTTCTTTGCTCCTTCCAGGATTTCTCCCTTCTCAGCAACTTTCATTCTTTCAAACCAATGAGCTCCACGGTTCGGATCGTATGCCCTTGTCTCGGCAGTATCGTAATACTGCTTTCTTGCATATGGAGCAATGTAGTCAACCTCTCCACTTCCAATGTCTGTCCCTAATTTGCCGGACTTTTCCAGCATACCTGTTTTGAAAGGGACTTTTGGGCTACAGCGCCTCAATACTTCTGAATCCACAAACATTTGTTGCCTGGTAAACTGAGCATTGCGATTTGCCGCAAAATCTGTATTCCATTTCAGCTCAGCCTTTCCATTTGCGCCACTAATAATTGCTCCTCGTGGTGTGCTAATTTTTTTGACTCCCATTAGCTTCCACCTACTCTCCAGTGTTTTGTTCTTTCGGTTCCACGAATGGTATTATCCGCATATTCTGTAACAACAAAAAAATCATCAATCACCTTTCCAATTTCTAATACTTCCACTGGATCCAGTTCTTTTCTTCCTCTGAGTATGCTTTTTTTGAATGCCATTACATAGCAGTTTTTCTGGAGTGTCCAAAGATGTTTTTTCTCTTCAAGTGTCGTTCTGGCATATTCCACTTCTGAAATGTAAGTCTTTCTTCCTTCAACTTCTGACCTATATGGAATTCTTACTGCATATTTTCCACTCGCAGCTCCGCTTCCATCTAATGATCGTGATCCGTACCAGCATACATCATGGATAATTGTTGGCAGAAACACTTCCCTTCTGTCAGCTCCTATGGTTTTGTTGAAAATAACAATATCAGTGTTGTGCATCATATTCTTTTGACCACCCCCGGTATAGCAATCCTGTATTTGCAAGCCATCTTTTAGCTCTTGTATACATTTCGTGGTTGCAATCAGCATCATTTGATGCATTGGCATATGTTATAGAATAACCATCGTTGCTTTCGGATACCACATCGTTTTTCTGACTCTCAACATATTTCACTACTACATCCGCAACGGAACATATGGCAAACTTTACACAATCCGGTATTTCTTCCAGTCTTCCAATTCGCCCAAAGGTAATCATATCTACAAATGCCTCTGATTCAAGCTCTGCATTATCGAAATTTTTATCATTTGCAATGCTCCCGTGATAAACTTCTTGGTAAAATTCAAAGCTTACACAAGGAGTTTTTATATCTTTTCTAATCATATGTTTCTCCTTGCATGGCCGGATCTACTTCTCTTCCACAGACGTTTTTACATCCGAAGCTTGATCTGTACTTTTTCCCTTGGAAGTTTTTTGACTTTTCCCGGCTGAATCATAAATCATATTTCCTTCCATATCAGTGATGGAGTACCCCAGGGCAATATAGGAATCCTTTTTATCTGTCGGAATGCGGATAACTCTTTTGCCTTTCATTGCTTTCAGCATAAACCGCCTCCTACTCTGACTGCTTTGGAGTCTTGGTTGTCTTTTTCTTTCCGGAATCCTCTGAAACCGGTGCAGCTGATCCCATTGTAGCCTGTGCCTGGATTGCCGCTTTCAGCTCTTCGTTCTCTTTCTGAAGATCTGTAATCTTTTTGTCAGCATCCTCCGCATACAGAGTAGCCTCTGTCAGTTTGGCTTTCAGCTCATCGTTCTCCTTTTTGAGCTTTTCGGCAGTCGCCTTGATGTTCTCCGGCTCGAACAGCACATTGTCATTCTCATCCCGGATAATGTAGCCCATCTTCTTATACTCATCGAATTTCTCATCCGGGATTCTGAGAACTCTGTTCTTTTTCTCAACTTTATACATATGGTTTCTCCCTTCAAAAATTGGCTCCATGCACACGCGCAGAGCCAGTGATCAGTTTCTCTTATTTGCTCACATGGAAGTCAATAGCATCCATCTTGTGAGGCAGGATAAATACATCCTCAAAAGACTCCTCGAAGTAGTCATACTTGCCCTGGGATCCTGCGGATGGCGGGTCAAGCTGAGCGAACTCGTAGGAAATCGGTGTGATTACCGCCATCGGATGTACCAGAACCATATTAATCTGTTTCGCTGTTGAATCCACTCTCCAACCTTCGGTAAAGTCATACTTCGTCTGCATCATGTCACTCGGTACGCTCTCCGGAATCTTCACATCATCAATAGAGTTGATCGCTCTCTTGATTGCATCAGAACGGCTACCTACATCAACGGTTCTGTAAATCTGCTTCGCATTGTTGATGAGCGTTCTGACATCCGGTGTCACATACAGAATTCTTCCGGCTCTCGGAACTCTCTTATTATCCATGTTCTTCATCATCTCATCAAAGACAGTCAGCACATTCTCCTCTGTCAGCACTTCACTGTGGGCTGTCTTCGCTCCGTCAGTAGTCCAGTCTGCATACAGCTTGGAAATGCAGTAAGCATTCATTTCCGGGAACTTCTGCTCCTCGTTGTAAACCTTCGTGATATTTCCGATTGCCACAACACCCTTGGTCTCGGCAATGTCTCTCGGATGTACCAGCGTCTGCCACTGTCTGTGATTCTCCAGGGTCAGCGGTTTCCACTCGTTGTTGTAGTTACGCTTTCTGGTTCCAATGGTGTCTCTGTTTCCATCGGTACGGCCAGTTGTGGAGATTGTCGGCACCTCGATAACTCTGGAATTTACCCAACGGAACCTTCCATTGTTCGGTGTCGCAAATAAGTCTCCAAAATACAGAACATACGGAAACATCTGCTCCAGTGTCTGTAAATACTCGGTTGCATAATTTAATTTCGCCATTTCATTCTCCTCCTGTTAGTTTTTGTCTGGCTGTCTGATTAAGTTGAACCCAAACGGATTAAACTGTGCTTCTTTGCCTTTGACTCCTTCGCCTCCGGCTCCGCCAGTTCCGCCAACTCCTCTTGCAAAGAACGGCTTTCCTTCCTCTTCCTCGTGGGAATCGTCTTCCGGATCGCCATCATCATCGAAAACAAAAGCTCCCTTATAATCGTCATTCTCCATGAGAGACTTCATAAACTCATCGCCTCCCAGGAACTTTCCGTCTTCCAGGGTAAAGTTCTTCTTTTCAAACTCTGCTCTCACGCCGTTTTCTGCAGGTTTGCTGGTGAACTTATAACCACCCATGAACATATCCATGGCATGGGTACGCTCCTGGGCTGCAAGCTGTGCAGTCAACTTCTGTGTTTCCTGGGTGTACTTCGTCTCCCAGTCCTTTGCAGACTGCTTGATGCCGTCAATATCCATGTCCTTGTAGGACTGAATCGTTGTATTGGCATCTGACAACTGCTGCTTTACTCCGTCCAGCTCTGTAATCTTGGCATCCAGTTTTTCCTTCGACACATAGCCTCCGGCTTTCACATCTACTACCTGGATTTTCTTGTCAGCATCAATCGCCGCCTCCAGTTCCGCATAGGTCATAGCCTTAGGCTCTTCGCCGTCCTTCGGGGTTCCAAAAAGTTTCTTCAAAAATTCGTAAGCCATTTCACTTACCTTCCTTTCTTCGTTTCGCTGATTTCGTTTAGATTCCGGTTCACTCCGGCACTGCTATCGTGCGTTTATATCTCCGCACGCAAGAGAAGGAGACAGTTTATATGCC